ATGCAGCAGGGGGGTGAAGTTTGCGACACCCCTCCCCCCCACCACATCAACCTAGAGATCTGAATCAGATGAAACCTTTCGATACAAACCAAGAACGTTTTCTTTTACAATCTCATCAATTGCATTATCAATAGCAACGTTTTGATCTGCTTCTGAGAGTTCATCGGACGTGACAACAATTCTTGCTAAGAACGACGTTGTTTTGTAACCAGCGGCTTCATCAAAGGCGTACCATTCATCAAACTGAGTGAAGGGACTGAATGGATTGTCAACAGTAGTTAACATGTATTCAGCCATCATCCACCTCCAAGTGTGTTCTTAAGAGTAGTCAAAGACACACCAAGAGCGTCTGCTACCTCAGCCTGTGTGTATCCAGAGTTGAGCATAGACTGTGCCCTATTCTTCTTAACAGGGGTCATCAAGACATCAACCTTTGGGGTGGCAAGCTGCTTGACACGCTCTAGATCAGCATTCTTTAGTATCTCGGTCAACTTATGATTGGTAATAGCGCCTGCTTGAATGGCATCCCATTCATTATCGGTGATGACAATCTGTTGTTTCTGGGCCCCGGTTCTAGCACGGGCTTCTGCTAGGGCTTGAAACTTGATCTTCTTCTTGTCGTCATCATCTAGATTGGGATTAGCCTGGAGCTTGGCGCGATACCACGTGTTCGCTATGAGCTGGGCTTGCCGTTCAAGTGGGCGGTTCCTCAACGCAAGGTTAAGTTTGGCATCGAGAGTAGTCACTTCTTTTTGGTAAGCCGTCTTTGCAGAAGGCGAGTAAGGGGTAGTCTTTGTGTTGACTGCCGCTTTCCTTGCCTCGTTAGCCAAGGCCTTCAGCTTGTTCGAATGGTTTGCATAGATCTTTTCAATACGAGTTCCTGAAGAGAGGGTGTGTGCATCATCAGTAACAGAAAGTCTTTCAACAGGCTGGGTCTTGACAATGGTCTTTACTCTTACCTCACCAGTTCTCTTACTGACAATCCTTCTTTCGAAGGTCGCTCCTGTCTCTTCAAAGACTTTCTTTCCAGTAGCCTTGTCAACCGGACCGTCTCTTCTTGCAGGCCTGGGGATTCTTTCAGGGATGCGAAGCTCGGACCCTGCTCTTGAGATCAGAGTTGCTGCACCAGCAGTACCACTACCTTGATACTTAGCCTTCAGCTGTGTAATGCCATGATCTAGAGCTGACTTCTTGTAATCAAGGTGATGCTTCTCAGCGTCGATGACTACCATGGAATGCCGAACTGCTCGAGCAAGGTCGGCTCTTCCTGCGCCCTTCAATGTCATGTCTGTAATTAGATTAGACACGATGCCCATTTGAACCTGCTTGGTTTTGGGCTTCATTACAGGAGCATCATCAGGTAACTTGTACAACGCCTTAGGATCGAAATCCTTAAGTCTAGACAAAGGAGGTTCGGTCTTTACCTTGCGACTGGCATTCGGGATGACAAGTACTGTGTCACCATCGAAGTCGGCCCCAGAGAGACGCTCTGCTACCTTTGAATTGATACCAACTGCATCTGGTGCATTACCAAGCAAACGCTTGGCTTCAGCATGGCGGTTGTTAACAGTCAACTCAGGAATCTCAAATAGACCACCATGTGGGTGACGAATCAGAACAACCTGTTCGCCGTTACGATAGTTCGGTGCATAAATCTCAGTTTCTTTCATGGAGTTGATCGGAAGAATTACATGGTTTCTGGTTCGAGGTAGAGCAGCAGCCTTCAGATGAACAGCAGAAGAGTCTGTGCCGTCGGCATAGGACTCAAGCAACTTCTTCCGAACAGCAGGATTTGTTAGACGCATAATCTCATCGAGTTGCATCTGCTTCTGCTCGAAGGTCATATTCAACTGCGATTCAACAAGAGCAGGTGTCTGCTTGGACAACATCTGAGAAGACAAAGTTCTCGACCACTCAGACCACTTACCTTCCTCGTTGACGATATTCATCGCAGAGGTAACTCTTGGTTTTCCTGTAGCAGGGTCTGGCGCCGTGATCTGACGAACAACAGATCCAAACGGGTTGTCTGGGTCATCCTTCATCGGTTTCAGAGCGTCGAGCTTGTTCCCTGTGTTGTTCTTGTTCGTGTTGAACATGAGATCCACACCAGGAGGCAGGTCATCCTTATACATGGCCATACCTTTGATGTAGTGAGTGTCATTAACGGCGACACGAACCTGTGCATAACGAGCCTTACCCAACGACACATCCGCAACTCCAGGGCGAACGTAAATAACGCCATCTGCATCGGTACCGCCGTCTTCTGCATACCGAATTGCTAGACGCTTAGAGTTCACCGAAAGAGGTGGCTGTAGACCAAGGAACGATCGACCACCATCTTCTGAATATTCCGTGATGTTTCTGATCTTGTCCATGTTATTGCGGACGTCAGTGTATGTGGTTCCAGGAGGAGCAAGTACCTTAACGGTGGTCTTGTTACTTGTTCCTAGCTGATCCACTTGAACCTTGTGTAGGGCATAGCCTTGTTCCTTAAGAACAGCGATGGCCGTGTCCAACTTAGTTCGACTCACACCAACCAGATGGTGCTCAACGCCAGTGCCGACATCGATAAAACCACGAGTGTCAACCTGGTTCTTCAGCATGTTGGCCGTGGTCTGAAGAATATCGGCCTTGTCCTTCTGCCCAGGAGCAAGCAGAGAACGAACTGAAGATTCGTTGATGCCCATCTCTTTACCGATGGCTACGTTGGAATATCCCTTGTCGTGTAGCCGTTGCGCCTTGTCGATGTCCGCTTGCTTCTGTTCATTTTTCGCGATCGACTTCAGGGCACGCAGTTGGGTTGTCGTCATACCAAGACCTCGAGCGATCTCTGGTTCACTCAAACCCTGCTTCTTCAAATCATTCACATAACCGAGAAGACTCTTGTTTCGCTGAGTACCTTCCTCATTACCACCAGAGCCCCAAGGATAACGCCCCGACTTTCGAGGAGTTCCATAGTGTTCCAGATGGTCGTCCTCGTTGATGATCACAATAATGCCTCCTGCCTAAGAATAGTGATCCGCTTGTCGAAGGTCATGATCTTATCCATGATGTGCATGATGACATCAGGATCTCCTATGTACTCTCGAACTTCGTCATTCTGATAAATGCGCAGCTCAATATCAATGTCGAAGGGTTTAACCCTATACTCGAGACAGAACAAAGCAGCGTAAACTTCGAGTTGGTGTTCTGAGGTCGGTGTAGCACCAGTCTTCAAATCACTGATTCGAAGTTTTCGAGTACGAAACGATATAGCATCCGCCGTGCCAAAGCAGTTGTCCGAGTAATATAGAATCTGCTCAGGAGCCATGCGAAAACCTAGAGCGTCATTCACGTACAGGTTCAAGGTCTTCTGGCTTCGTGGAAGCTTTACACCCAAACGAATAAGCTCATGGGCCAAAGCGTGAAGCTCGGTTCCACGTTGTGCAGCTAGAGCAGCTACATATACTCGGTCAAGCTTTTCGTCGTCGTAGTTGATCCAATGGTACTTGCTCGCGCTGAGAAATGCGTGTTGCCCGGCGAGAGTGGAGTGATTGTTGAAGATCATTGAATACGGCCTCTTCGTTCTCGGGGTATATGAATGCAGCGAAAGACATGGTATTCAACCACTCGACGTAGTAGTTCTGATTTGGCTGAACATCAGCGTCAAGCGAAGGCTTAACCTCAAGCACTGCCCACTTAGTACCATATAGAATTGTGAGATCTGGGATTCCCTGAAGGTAGTTCGTGTCGTTCTTCATGACCAGACAGCCAGGGAAGGTTCGCCGTAGTCGTTTGATCACATGGGCTTGGTATTTGCTCTCTAACATGGCCCTCTTTCCCAAAAAGTATAGGCAAAGTCAAGGGTTGCCTCTACTCCTTCTATTATAGTCTGCGATTTGTACGCTAATGGGTATCTGTTTCCGATATGACACGAAATTTCTGATAGGTAGGCCACACATAGGTTCGGTTGAGTGTGGCTGTCAGAATTTCACGATCTATGAGCCCATACTTAGTTGCTGCTTCCCATGAGGTTTCAAACATCTCACCAGAATCATCCACAACAGGAACTAAGAAGCCTCTCTTTTCCGTGAGGAACTGTTGGTGATACTTGACTGCGAACCAGCGTGGTCGCCACATCAAATTCTCAACATGATTGTTCCCGCGATCGCCATCGAGATGGATCGGGGTGTCGAACGTGTGTTGTTTCGGTCTGGGTAAGAACGCATGGGCTACCAGTACGGCAACCGACCGTTTGTACTGCACCAGGTTTTGCGTAAGTCCAACGTTGATGATGCCCTTCTGGTTTCGAAGGAGCGCCATAAAATAGCCTGTCTCGTCGTTCCGCACTCTGCCGTGGGTGCTCACGGAATATACGGGGAAAGACTCTATCTCCTTCCATTCCTCCATGGGTCTCCTAGCCTCGAAGGAGCTGTCTGTCATTGCCAAGAATTTTTTGAGAAAAGAGTTTACATATGTCATAGTTGGTATCTATATATATAAACAGATACCTTGCGCGTATATATAGAATAGTTTTATACGAAATTTTTGGCAGATTTGGCAGATTTTTGCCCGTTTCGGCATGGTTCTGCAAGTTTCACGGCTTGGTATCTGTAAAAACGCGTGCCATCCGAGACTCATTGAAGTTCTGCTTACCCTTCAGAGACTTCATGATCGCTCGATCGATGACAGAATTTGACAGGAGGACGTAGTAGTGGAGCTCTTGAAACAGCGTATTTAGCCTGTCGATACGCCCGTGCGCTTGGTGCCAGTTCTTGTAAGAGTAGGTCAGAGAGTAGAACACCATCGCGTCAGTCTCTGTGCAGTTCCACCCCTCCGACCCAGCGACGTACTGAACCAGGTACACCCAACGGTCAGTCTTCGGAATATCCTCGTGCTTGTGGCCGTTCCACTCCGCTACCGCGAAACTAGCGCTTCGGGACCTTGACCCACTGGCGGTAGTGTCGATTCCATTCGTAATGTCTATCGGCGACGACTTCAACATCGCTGACGTCTGTTCCGCAACTGAGGCAGACGATGTGTCCTTTCTCACCAGACTCGAGGACATAGTGTC